CGGTGGTGATCGGGTCGCTGGAAACCAGCAATTCGATCATGCAAAACTCGCCGCAAGGATCGTGAACGTTTTGCTCTGTAAATTGTTCAATCTTCCGGAACAGCCGGATTAGACAGACGCCTTGCGGTTCCTCGGCATCGCTGATTACCCATGACATGGTGCCCCGGTTCCAGTACCAACTCATCCAATCGGCCAGATCATCGGTGTGCATCGCTGCTAGCGGCGGGTGGGTGCGTAAGAGCGGTTTCAGCGTGTTGACGATCTTCAGGAAATTAGGATGATGCTGATCTCTCATCGGACAGTCAGCGGTGCTGCCTCAAAAGCGGTGAGTCTGAGCTGATAAAGGGACCAGTTGCCGGGCGCTTCCAGTTCAAGCTGGACCTCGCTGCAAACGCCGATGTTGTTGAGGGACATCGGCAGGTTGTAATAGCCTTGCTCGGTCAGGTTGAAGGTGAATCCGGGTATCGGAATAGATAATCCCTGCTGGCCGGTTGGGGTGTTTACCTTACGCAGCTTGATCGTTCGATCTGATATCACAGTGACATCAACCGGGTCGTTCGATTCAAGGAACTGGATCCGGGCGGTGTGCGGCTGGATCTGGTTGATGGTTTCCGAGAAAGTGAACGACCGCGAACGCAGCTTGCTCTTGATCGGTATCCGGGTCGTGTTGTCCGATGCTAGCTCCCAGTACTGCCGGTCGGTCGGGTAACTCTGCTCGCTGATCCATCCGTCGATGGTGCCCATCATGAGCAGTGTGGCGTTTGGATTGGTCCGGTCGCGGGCCGAATCCCTGAAACCGTAGCCTACGCCGTCCTGATCGAAATCGATGGTCCAGATGCCTTGCCAAGCGTTCAGCGTAACCGAGTAAGCGAGAATGGCGTTGTTGAACGTCGAGTTGTCGATGGGCACTGACAAGATGTAAAGGTCGCGCCAGTAGGTCGCCCGGGCCTGATCGGCTTGTGCCCAGTTGATACGATCAATGTACCTTTTGATCGGCATTGAGATCGGTTCCCAGACTCCCATTTGATCGGAGGTCGGCACTTGAGAAAGCGCATAGACGCCGCGGCCCGTTTCGCTCAGGAAAAACACGTCGACACCGCATTGGACGATGGTCCCGTGACTACAGCACCCCACCGTGGCGCTAGCACGGTTAATCTCCCAATCGACCACATCGAGGTTAGGCCCGGTTTCGATAATCCATGTTGAGCCATTGCGAAAGACTGCCAGCGTTTGCCGTTGCCAGACCACTTGCCCGGTGATTTCGTCGCTGGCTATCGGGTCCAGAGTAACGCTCTGGAGCACTGGATTCCAGACCTCAGGCGAAAGGATATTGGAAACATAGAGATTATTAGCCATCGCCACGATCAGCCGGGCGAACGCCCAGATCGGGTAACGAGTAATTGTGTTGAACGGCGCCGGAGTGGTTACCTGCGTAAAGGTGTGGTCCGTGTTGTATTTCCACAGAACACCGCCTCTGGTGAAGTAAAGAACCTGATCGCAAAGCGCACTGTAGACCTGATCGCCATGGGCAAAGTTTGGACCGCCTGTGGCTGGAGTGACCCGGTAATTAACCAGATTACGCGAATCCCAGAGATACCATTCATTGGCGTCGTTATAGACGAAAAGCCCGTTCCCGACATGATGAATGGAATCGAAACTGACACCCGGCTTGACTCTCTGCCTGAGGCCCGGCCTTGGCCGGTTCACGCCGTCCGGCTCGGCCAGCCGGTTGATGGCATCTTCTGCCAGCGTCTGGTCAATAGTGCTGGGCGGCTGGGCGTTGTTGACGCCGGAAACCGGAACGCTGCCGTCCGTCATCACCTCATCATCTAGGTTGGAATTGAATTCTGGCATCGGTTATCCCCATGGGAACGAACTGGTTAGCCGGATATAATTGCCCCTGTTCAGGTAATCGCCGGTATCGTAGAGGGTAGGAACAACCTGCTGCCGCATCTCGGATTGGTTCTTTTCGACGTTTACCGCTGCCTGAATGTGCGCGATGGCTTTCTGTTCCGAGTTGTCGGCCTTGTTCAGTTGACGCCCCTTTTTGTAAAGCGCTGCTAGCGTGAATTCGATCAGGGCATCCGTGATGTGACTTACGCGCGGGACCGAATAATCGCTGTCCAGCGGGTCCGGCTTGAGCTTGACCTGTGTTCGATAAAAGAGCTGCTGATTCGACGGAGGATAGATGACCAGATGAGTGTAAACCGCGGCACTCATGCTAGCGGGAATCGTGGTCGGAGATGAAGCGCCGGGGAACTGGGGCAGGATCGTCAGCGGCATGGTGGTGCCGCCTTTGGAAAGCACATTGATCTGGGCGTAAGAATTGACGGTCGTGACAATAGCCGGATTGGTGGTGGTATCCGGGTTGATCGCCGCTTGCATCTTGTACGTCTCCTGCACGGTGTTGCCGTCAGCATCGAGTCCGGAGATGAAGAGAACAAAGAGCTTGGTGTCGTAGGTGGTGAACGTCAGCTTGCCCGGATTCAGGTACGGCCACGCCAGATTCTCGGCCCGGTAATAGTAGGGCTGGCGACCGGCCACGCTAGCGGCGTTCTGGGCAAATCGCTCGATCCAGTCACGCTCACGGTAAACCAACCGGCTGTAGTTCGTGCCGTCCGTGGAGAACGAAAGAAAGATTACCTCCTCTGCGTCCAGAGGCAGGAAGATGTGCCCGTTAGCTGATGGATCCAGAGGGTATCCGTCGAGCAATCTCATGCTTTCACGCCAAGCATGAGCGTCGTACATCGTTTGGTACTTGAGACGGACCGCTTGCTTGGCAAACGTCATTGTATCATCGGAGATATCCCCGACTGTCTGGGCAGCAAACGTTGCAATCTCTAAAACAGTCATAATTCAGACCTTGATGATGTAATACATCGTTATGTACGGGGGAAGAATCGAAAAAGCTGCATTGCTTCCTGTCGCTTGGGTGGTGTTGATGTTGCTATAGGAAGGATTGACCGTGATTGCTCCAGCCCCGGCTCCGGTATTGGTTCCGGCGGTGTTCATCGCCCAAGCGCCACCACCTGCCGCTGCCTGAGCAGGACCAAAGGCTGGACCCACAAATGAGTGGGTGTGCGCAGCTTCGCTGGCGGAATGGTTGTGCTGCTGATCGGCAATCGGGTGCGTGTGAGACGGCAGATTCCCGACTGCTAGCTGAACCTGCGTTGCACCGCCAGCCGCGGCCAAGGCGGCGATATGACCGACAAACCGGCCAACGCAATTCGGGACATTGAAGGTGGTGCTGCCGTCGCCCGTCCCGTAATACCCGCCGATGGCCGCAAAAAGGTTGGCGTAGGTGGTCCTGCTGACTGCTTGCCCGCCGCAATACAACCATCCGGGCGGAATGTTGGGACCGGCATAATTGCAGACCACGCCCGCGGGTAAAAGATTGGAAAGCGGCTGACAATTGTTGGTCCCGTCCACGAAATCGGTCGTATTGCCGGAAAGCTGCCGCAACGCCCCGTTCTTGGTGGTGTCTGCTAGCGGGAGAGCTGAACTGACCGAGTTGACGATGGTATCGAACCGGGCGCGAGCCAGTGTGTTGTCGGTTTTCAGGATCAACATCTGATCCGCAACATTGAGCGTCGAGCTAGCAACCTTGTTGGCGATAACATCCGGTTGGACCCGGGCACGGCCAATGATTCCGTTGATGTTGCTAGCAGCGATATTCTGCTGCCCGTCCGTAAAGATCTCGTCTGTGATTAAATCGCTCATAATTCACCATCCATCTGAAGCATCCCAATCGCCTAAGACATCCGCAAATTGTGGCTGGGCAGGAGCCGCGGCGAGAGTAACGCTGTTCAAACCTGAAGTGAACGGACCATAAGATCCGGTGGTCGCCACTGATCCGATCCCATCAATGTAAACCGTGTTCAAAGTGGCGGAATTCCCAACCATCCGCATGGTTGGAGCCTTAGCCATTTCGACCGGGAACCGGATAAAGCACCTGACTGAAGTTGAGCTTGGAACCAGCGCCCCAATGTTATACCAGTTTCCCTGACAAGGAGCCGTTAGGTAACTCACCGATTTGCAGTAGTGCCGCTGGCAGTAGCGGAGATTATCTTCCCACCGTAAATCGATCAGTTGGCCGCACGTCGGTCCCGGTTCATGCTGGATAAAAGCGATGTCGAACGTTGAACCAACCGGACTTGCGCAAAAGTTGCTAGCACCGATGGCGCTGTAATAAATCGCGCTATTAACCCAGACATCGTTCGCTGTCGTGATTGAATTCGCCCCAGACCCCAGACCAATCAAAATTTCGTACCCGTAATTGCCGGGATCTAAACTCCAAGTGATATCGGAAGCCCACTTGGCAATGTTAGGAATCTGCAAAAGCGTCCACTGATTAGCCACTGGAATCGGCGGGCAAAGTTTGACGATTGACCGGGAGCCAGCAGAATTACGAAGAATAAAGCTCGGGCGAAGACCGGCTACGCTGGTCCGAACCAGCATTTGGGCCGAAGTCACGTCATTAATCAATTCCCGTAAAGTTATGCTTTCCACTGCGCTGTAACCGGCTAGCAGTCCATCCGCTGCTGCTAGCGTGGAAATCACCTTGGTGTTGGTGACTCGCAGATAAGCGCGGCCAATGGCGAAGTTAGTGCCGGGAATGCTAATCCCCAGCGGCGAGGTGTCAGCATTTTGCAGCGCACTGAAAGTCACCGCTCCGGTTGACCAAGTGTTCCAGCGATCAACGTAAGGTTGCGGAGTAGTTCCGGTGCCAATCCGCCGCTGATTGATCTCAAAATTCGGGTTGCCGCAAGCATTGAATCCGCGCGGCCTGATCAGTTGAATCGCGCTGCCGAGATCCTGACAATGATTTGAGCCATCGACAAAATCGGTAGTCAGTCCCGAGACTTTGCGCAGATATCCGTCTTGCGTGTTGTCGGCAATCGGCACGTTGCTGATGGTGCCCGGCGGGCCTTGATCGCCCTTGTCGCCCTTATCACCTTTGGGTCCGGTTGCTCCGGGTGCTCCATCTGCTCCGGCTGGCCCCTGTGGTCCGGGAGGGCCGGGAACGCCGTTGACGAAATCTCCTACCCCGAACTTGATCATGTAAACCATGACCAGAAAAGGCGGCATGTTGTTGTGTGCCGCACTGCTGCCGGAGCTGCCGGTATTAGCCCACGCCGCATTCGCAGTGCTAGCGTACCCGCTATAATTCGGAGTTGGCCCGCTGGTGGTCAAAACACGGTCGGCAGCAGCAGTGTACGGCGTGCTGGGACCGCCCGTAGTCAAGTCCCGGTCGGCAGCGCCGGTACTGACAAGGCTTCCATCTGTCTGGCTGATCCAAGCCGTATTTCCTGCTGGCAACGCCACCGCCGAGGTGGCAGTAGATCCTGTCCACATCACCCCGTTTCCACCGGCAGCTCCGATGCCTTGCGGTCCAATCGCGACGGTGTGCTGATGGCCAAATTGACCGGCTGGAATCGCATGGTAGTGATCGTGAGCATGGAGGTGATTCACGCCCGTGTGGGTGTGATTCTGCATGTAGTGCAGATGATCCGCTCCGGTGTGGGTATGATTACTCAGATCATGGTAATGATCCATCCCGTGCGTGTGTGCGGCCATCTCAGCCACGGTGTTAGCATGGGCTTCTTCACCGCCTATGGCCGCTAGCGCCCGGTTGGTCAGGCCCGTGCCTTGACCGGCGCCGATAATGAACCGGCCACGCATATCCGGCAGATTGAAAGTAGTCGTTCCGTTGCCAGCGCCGTAGGTGGTGCCGGTCACGGCAAAGAGATCGGGATAAGTCGCTCTGGGCACTGCCGATCCGTCGCAGAGGAGCCAGCCTCTGGGAATGATAGCCGAGGAGTACGATGAAATGGTGCCGACCGGCGATCCGTCCAGTCCTGCCGGGCCGGGAACGCTGCTAGGTGCGCCGTCATCGCCTTTGGCGGCAACCAGATCCCAGTAAATGCTGAACTGGCTGGATTCCGGCGTCTTCAGGGTAGCGTACAGACTGAAGAGGAAAACGCCGGTACTGCCAGCCGGTGCGCTGCCGGGCAAAGAGCCAGTCCACGAAACGCTGCTGTCGAAATAGCCAAGCGATCCGGCGGTAGTGTCGTAATATCCGGAAGTTGCGGACTCGACCTGAACCGCCAGCCAATATTTACCCGCCGTCAATGTCGGGTTGGTGTTCATCGGAATCGTGGTCAGGCCGCTGGCCGGAATCACTGCCGTTCCTTGTGCTAGCAAGGTGCCGGGAACATTGGAATTATCGGCATAAACACCAAGAAGAACATGGCCGGTCGATCCTTGTGACCACCACGAAACCGATTGCAGCACGCCGGTCTGGGTCAGGGTAGCCTGAACCATTGTCAGGCCGGTGTAATTGCCGGACTGCGAGCCGGGCGCTGCCACGCCGATGTTGAACGGGACACCGCCACCACCGCTCGTCTCAGGATCTTGGCCGGTATTCGGCGTCAGGCAGACGTAGGAAGACCCGTGTCTCTCGACTACATCAGGGATGTCATAAGCCGTGGTGTCATCCCATTCGCCGGTCCAGAGCAAGCCCGGCGATCCCGGCGGTCCGACTGGTCCGGGAACCGTGCTAGCAGGTCCGGGAGGTCCGTCTGGTCCGGTTAATCCGGGTGGTCCTGCTGGACCCGGCCCGCCTTGAGGCCCGGCTGGCCCGGCTGGTCCCGGATCACCTTTTGGACCTTGAGCACCGCCGCCTAAGGATGTACCGGGAACCTTGTAGAGCTTGCCATCCGCTTTCTGAACCAGCAGGTAATCGCCGCTAGCAACGCCAGAAGTGGAAGGCTTGTTGCCAATCGCGCCCGGCTGAATAGCTGCTCTCTCAAGAATGAGATTGAGCTTATTCGGCGTCGGCATACGCCCCGTCTCGGCATTCGAGAAGTTGACATCCGTGGCAACCTCAGGCGTAGCGGGCGCGGCCATCTCAAGTGCGTAACCCTCCGAATAAATAGATTAGAATGAGGATGAAAAGGACCACCCCAAAGATCCCGAATCCGCCGTTGTACCCGTACCGGCGATAGCCGTAATACCCGCCGCCGCCGCCAAAAATCAGCAAGCAAATCAAGAGAACAACGAGAAGGCTCATAACTGGGCAATGATTTGTTTTAGTCGAGGTAACCCGCCCCAAGAGTGGGTTAGCGTGTTAGCAGCGTCCCACCAGACCGATGGAGGTTTCCATGCACCCACACTGCCGGGGAAAACCAGATAGACCACGCTCTTGCTCTCGGT